TTAGGAGTGTCTTCAATACAAGATGCTTCATCTCAGGCTTTACAACCGTATCGATTGAGTACCTAAATAAGTTAGTCATAGCAGTTAAAAGAATCTCGCCCTTTTCCTCGTCAGGCAAAGCCTTGATGGCAGGCTCTGCGAAAAAGCTTGCTTGTGTCTGTCCCATACGATTGAACAAAATTTGAACATGTGTTTTAAAGTCACCTTTCAACATTTTTTGCATTACTCCTTGCTTGTTTGGCGCGTAGCCAAGCCTCGATGTCTGTTACTCGCCAACCGATAGCGCGTTCACCAAGTAAGATATGCCTAGGAAACTCACCCATGCGCTCCCAACGCTTGATAGTATGTATGGAAGCCTTGAGTAGTCTGGAAAGCTCCTTAGGCTTAATAATCTCTAAATGGTTATGCACTTGTACCCTCTTGTATCGTTATGCGACTTTATGATACTAGTATACCACGTATATTTTGTACAGCAACTCATTTTTTGGCCAAGAGCCTCAGGATTGGCCAATTACTAGGGGTAAAAGGGGGAAATTACTAGGGGCCAAGTTGGAGAAATTTTGGCCAACCTGCTCCTTTCAAGTTTCATCGTTTTCATAAAATGAAATTAGCGATGAAATTAGCAATGACATTAGCGATGAATATCTCCTTCACTCTCAAACTTACTTTAGCTGTCTTGCAAAAGCTAATATGCTCACCTATGTTTATAAAGCCGCTTACGTGAGCGTAAACACGGGTCAACGTGGCTGAACGGTTCTACAGCAGCGACGAGCGCTTTATCTCGGGCCAACCTGGTGGCACAGGGTTCAAATGTCAAATGGACGGTAACAATGACTGACGGAACAGTAGAAGGAACTACGCAAATCACTCCTGCGCAAGCAGTTTCCCCTGAGGGACTACTCACACAGGACAAAGCAAACTATCTCATCACCAAAGCTAAGGAGCATGCCTACGAGCAAGGTAGACGTGAAGCCGAGGCCAAAGTGCAACCTGGAATGACTCAGGAGCAAATTCTCGAACTTATCGAGAAGAAGTCTCAGGAGAAAATTCAGGCTTTCCACGAAGACATGGTGCGCAAATTCGAGGTCAATAAGGTCGTCGAATCGCATCGTCATGCCATCGAGGAAGGGAGAAAGTCTTACAGTGATTTCGATGAGCAAGTCGGTGTTTTTGATTTCTCGCAGAATCCAACTTTAGTTAGAATTCTGAGGGAATACCCAAATAGTAAAGATATCCTTTACGAAATTGGTCAAAATCCCGAAAAAGCTACCGGCGTGTATACCTATGCTCTGGCAGGCCAGGAAAAGGCAGCTAAGAAAATCCTAGATAAGATTTCTAAATCTATCGAAGACAACAAAGCAGCTCAAGCCTCGGCCAAAGCTAAAGCAGAATCTAAACCCCTCACTCAATTGAAGCCTTCTACAGCATCGGTTGGTGATGGAAAGCGTTCTTATGCAGATATCAAACAGCAGCTTAAAAACATTAAGCGGCGTTGATTTGCTCTTTCTCTTGCCAACTTCGGAAAAGTTGACAGGAGATTTTAGCAATGGTTCCAGCAAATATTTTAGAACAGGTAGTCACATGGAATATGGCCGATTTAGCCATCTTCCAAAATATGTGCTGCTTTGTGTCGACGGCGAATACTAAGTTTAAAGACCCCGAAAACTTCAAGGGTAACCTAGGTTCGACCGTATCGTATGAAATTCCACCACGCTTTGTAAGCCAAGAATCCTTGGTCGTGGATTTCCAAACCATCCAACAAAACGCACGGACAATCACGGTATCTAACCAAGAGAACATCTCTTATGCAGGTACTGCTGAACAAATCGTGTTCAATAACTTGGAAGAATATACCAAGCGTTTGGGCGATGCAGCTATGGCTGAATTGTCCTCGAAAGTTGAGGCGGATATCGCGACGCTGTGCGAAACGATCCCTTATCGCTTCTTTGGTAACGGTAATACCGCTATCAACTCGGCGCAACAATTAGCTCAAATGCTAACCAACTTCCGTTCGTACTCTAGCGCCCCTGGCTCGCTTAAAGTCTATCTGGACTTGCGTGCGGTTCCTGCAATCGTTAGCTCGATGCAAAACCAATTTACCATGCGCCGGAACGATGAAAACGCCGAAACTTGGGTAGTGGGCAATTGGGAAGGGGTTGATTTCTATCAATCTAACTTACTTCCAATTCACTTAAGCGGTAGCGTTGGTCAAAATGGAACGACTTTAACGGTCATCTCCACGAATGATCCAACGGGCAATAATATCACTCAGTTGACTTGCTCAGGTGCAGCTCACAGTGATGATAATGCTATCAAGCAATTTGACTTGGCACAGTTCACGAGCGGTGGTTCATATCCATTGCCAACCTGGTTGACCTATGTAGGTCACAATGTGTCTGCATTGCCTGTGCAACTGCAAATCACTGCTGATGCCACCTCGGATGGTTCAGGTAATGTGGTTCTAAATATCTCCCCTGCACTTTGTGCAACGGCAGGTAATATGAACCAAAACATCCCTGGCAACATCTTGGCCGGTATGCAATTGCAAGTTGCAAACTCTGCAATTCGCGGCATGGCTGTATCGGATGATGCAATGTATGTAGCAATGCCTATGTTGCCTGCGACATACCCCTTCCCAAGCTCAACGAGCATGGATCCAGATTCAGACGTTTCTATCCGTCTGTACTACGGCGTTATTCCATTCCAAAACGTTTATGGATGGACTCGCGACGTTATCTGGGGTAAAGATGCGGTGCCTCAAAACACCATGGCCATCTTGTTCCCAATCACCACAGGTGTGGGTATCGGTATGTGATGAAAAGGCGCGGGGCTTTGGCTCCGCGCCCTCATCTTGGGAGGCATCATGCCATACACAACGTATGAGCTAATTACCGACGCTTATTATTTATCGGGGATTGTATCGCGTGGTTTGCAAACACTCACGCCCTTACAATCTACTGACGGACTCAATCGCCTTAATGGTTTCCTCCAAATAAAAGGCTCAGAAAGCAAACAAATCCAATACTACACGGTGTACAACAGTCAGTTTGTTGCTGGACAAGAAATCTACTTCATCCCTAATCTTATCGAAATTGATACGTTTGCATTCTTCTTGCAAGACCCAGTTTCACCCCCTACGAACTCAGTGCGCTTTGAGCTTCAAAATCTCTCGCGTTATGAATACTTCGCCGTGCCTCGCCCTGAGCATGTGGAGACTATTCCCTATTCATGGCATTTAGAGCGCACCTTGGGTGGTTCAAATGTCTATGTGTATTTCATACCCAACACCAACTACAACTACCAAATCACGGGTAAGTTCGCGCTTCAAAATGTGGCCATCAATCAAGACTTATCGACTGTCTACGATGGTTGGTACTTGGAGTACATGCGCTATGGATTGGCCCTCTATCTATGCGAATGGAATGGTATTGCGGCACCTGCATCAGTTGCTAAAACATTTGCTGAAATGGAAGCAAGCTTAACTACACTTTCACCTGTTGATTTTACGCTTCGCAAGCTTTCCTATTTCAGAAGCATTGGTGGTTTGAACTGGGGTGATGTTAACTACGGTAAAGGTTGGAGAGGAGGAAGCTACTAATGCAGCCTATTCCATCCAGACCCAGACAAGAAGTGCCGCTTGATATTGTCGGCTCAAATACCTTTGGGCAAAATCCTAAGATTTCGATATCTCAGACATACAATATGTTTGAATCCGATGGCTGGTTAATTAGTCTGCCAGGCTATAAGCTCGCCAAAGAATTACTAGGCCGAGGCAATGGGAGAGGATTATTTAAAAGCTCCCAAGGCAATTTCATGATTGCTGTTGTCGATAATGCGGTTTATAAAGTCACAGGCCCTCCTAATAATCTTCAAAGCCAACAATTGGCAACGATTGATACCTATTTTGGTGATGTCTCGATGGATGAGAACTTAGGCTACCAAATTGGTATCTGTGATGGCGTTAATATCTACATCTATGATTGGAGAGCTAACACATTTGCAACAGCGACCCTGCCAATAAATTCACAAACAGAATTGCCTATTGTTCCTGGTTATATAACTTATCACGATTCATATTTTCATGTATCTGATACCACATCGGGGTTTTGGTATTTATCAGAGCCTAATAATGGCCTAGTCTGGAACTGGGGTGCAGGCTCTAGTTATGTTGCTGGTCGTATTGCATCAAAGCCTGATTTCTGCGTTGCTGTGCTTCGCGCACCTGGCAAAGGTAATCTGGTTTATGTGCTTGGACGCTCTGTTACAGAAATGTGGTATGACAATGGTTTGCAAGGATTTCCATATCAACGCACCAATTCGGTGTCAATTGACTATGGTTGCTTGAGTTCGACCACCATCGGTTCGATGGATAACTACATCGCCTTTCTAGGGATAAATGACAACTCAGGGCCTGTGATAATGGTCTCCGAGGGTGCTGGCTTTGAGCATTTATCAACCGATGGGATCGACTTGAAGCTTGAGGAGCTAGTCAATCCAAGTAAGTCATATGCCTATTTCTATAAGATTGCTGGGCATACCTTCTATCAAATCACGTTTTATGATCCAGCCGATAACATGACCTTGGTTTACGATTTTAATACTAAGAAGTTCTATTACGCTACCGATGAGAACATGAACTTCCATATCGGCGAAGCTGTGGCATTCTATGAAAACTCTTACTTCTTTGTGAGCCTGGTTGACGGCAATCTTTATGAATTAAGCTCGCTTTATACGACCTATGACTATACGCGAAACTTCCCACCTGATTACTCGACGGTGAGCGAGCAGGTATATGAAATCCCACGGGTACGTTTTACCCAACCAGCACGTCAATTAGATGGCAGTCGGTTTATCTGCAATAACCTCTCTTTCACGATTGACCAAGGAAATGACCCCTATTGGCAAGAATATACAACGGGAATGCTGGCCACGCCATCAGGCAAATATCTGACCACCCCAACAAATCCAGGCTATGTAGGACATGCAATTACTACCCAAGCGGTATTGCCTCCTTATCAGCCTAGGATTGATATTGCAGTCTCTTACGATGGCGGGCGCACATTCAGCTCATTTAACTCAGTCTTTATGAACGAATTAGGCGATAGAAAGAATCGTGTCATATTCTGGAAGCTCGGCATCTCTAACGACTTTGTTTTCCAAGTTCGCTTCTTCACGCGCTCGACCCTTATCGTGACCGATGGCCTTCTTGAAATCCGTGGCATGGAGGGTGAGGCAGCATGAGCATATTGATCCCTAATCCACCTAATGGAAAACCGCTGGATGAGAGCGGAAACTGGACGCCTGAATGGTTTAACTATTTCTCGCAGCTTTCTCAGGAAGTGCAGAGAAATTACAACAATCAGGGTATTAGCGTTCCACAGCAACCGATTGATGAAATTGATACGTTGACAGATCCAAGCAAGTCAACCGCAGCCATCATCTATGATTCTACTGATGGGGCATTTAAAGGAAATATTGACGGGACTTGGTATACGTTTTTATTAATGTAAGGAGACAAAGGAATGTCTTGGTATAACCCATTTAGCTGGGGCGGTGATGATGCAGGTGGCTCAGGCTCCGATGCACAAAAATACCTGTCCCAAATTGAACCTATGTTGCACCAATACTATGACCCATACGTCAATATGGGCCAGCGTAGCATGGGCACATTGGAGAATGAATACAACCAGCTCATTAATGATCCGGCGAGTATTCAGCGAATGCTCGGCGAGGGCTACACCCAATCGCCTGGGTATCAATATGCCTATGAGCAAGAAATGAACGCGCTCAATCAATCCTTGGCAGCCGGTGGCATGTTAGGCACGCCTACAGCCCAAAATCAATCCATGGAAGCAGCACAAGGCATTGCAAGCCAGGATTATTGGCAATACTACGGCGCTAATTCTGACCTATATAACACAGGGCTTTCTGGCACTTCCCATCTCTTTGATACGGGCTTTAACGCTACTAATCAACTGGCAGGGGGTTTATCTAACGTTTATGGCTCCCAAGCCAATTTGGCTTATGCCGGTAAGCAAAGTCAAGACCAAATGCTCGCAAGCCTTCTAGGTGCAGGCATTGGGGCAGCAGGTTATGCGTTTGGCGGCCCTGCTGGTGGCGCTGCTGCATCTACAGCAGCCAAAGGATTTATTTAAGGGGTAATCATGGCATCAGCACCATTACTAAATTTTCAAGCATACAACCCTGTTGATACAGCCATCAATGCGGCACTTGGTGTTTATGGTGGTCTTAATCAAGGTCGCAATACTCAAATGCAAACTGCGAAGACGGAAGCAGAATTGCCTTATATTGCTCCACAAGCTGAACTTGAGATGGAATACCGGCGTGCATTAATTGCAGCGCAACAAGCTCAAGCGGCTAAAACACAATATGATTTAGATTTACAAAAACAACTTGCCCCAAATCAACTGCGTGCCGCTGAACTTGAAACGCAAATGTTTAATAGTATGTTAAATGGCAATGGACAACCTCAACAAGCGCAGCCTAGCAAGGATTTATTCGGTAATCCTATGCAACAACAGGTAAATACCAATCCTTCTGCAAACCCAGTGATGGCTGGCGGAGGAACTCAAGGAACGCCAAGTGATTTAGCGCAAGCTTATTTCCGCAAAAAAGCCGGTCTACCTGCTGAAACGCCAGAGGAAAAATTACAACGCGATATTATGTTGGCAGAAGAAAAAATAAACCTTGAAAAAGAACATGGAACCCCAGCGGAGCGCACAAAAATTCAGGAGGAAGCACGTGCCATTGAACAACTTTTACCATACATCGCATCACTGGCAGCTATGGACGTACCCTTACAAGCAGGCACATACAGCGGGATAGCAAGCCCATCAGTATGGGCACCAAATAGACAAGCAAACTATGAGGGCACAGTGGGTAAAGCACTTGAGGCACAAGTTAAAGCATACGGATTATCGTCTAACGAATCTGCACAGAAGAAAGCATTGAAGGCAATTGAGCGTCAAAGATTCGAGGATTTGGAAAACTACCGAGGACGTCTTAAAGAATTGCATGATGAATTGCGCAAAAAACTTATAGCAGAAAACCCAGAAGCAGCCGATCGAATTAAACCTTTAGAACTTGGGGATGGCCAAAAAACTTCGCCAGGTACAGTAATAATGACCGATAACAAAGGTAATTATTATGAAATCCCAGAAGATCAAGTTTCAGCATACGAAAAAATAGGGGGTTCACGTGCCGAATGAAGCTGATAATCAAGATGCAGGGAAAAATGCTAAGAGTGTTGAAAAACCCATTTCATGGGAAAATGCCAAAAAGGTGATGAGTCCTTGGGAATCTGCATTAACTGGCGCGACTGGGCAAGCTGCATCTACCGGTCATGGAGTAGAACAACTCGCCCAAATGCTTGCAGGATTTCAGCCTAATATTGCAGCGGAAGGCTATGAAGTTCCTTTTCAGGAAAATCGTGCACGTTCAGAGGAAAATTTACGACAACGCGAAATGTTAAATCGCCAACTGTTGGCAGAAAGTGCTGAAATTAACCCAAAATCCACCATGGCTGGCCAATTGGGATTTGAAGCCTTATTAGGTTTAACACCTTTGGGATGGGGTAAGCTTGCAACAAAATCATTAACCGCCGCAAAATTTTTGGGCCGAGTAGCCCAAGGAACCAAACATGGAGTGCAAGCAGGTGCAGCCGGAGGCGCAACATTAGGCGCAATCCCCTACACAATGGAAGATGAAAGTAGAGCCAAAAATATGGCTTTAGGGAGTTTATTTGGCGCAGGCATAGGCGGAACGCTTGGGGCAGGAGTTTCTGCGCTTAATCCGATAAATGGAATAAGAGGCTCCGCAACAGATCAAATGTTAGCCGAGAATTTGGCAGCCGCACATGGAACAGAAACTAATCTTGGTCGTGTTTTAGAAAATCCCATGCTTGCACATAGTTATGAAAATATTTTAACAAATGTGCCTGGTTCGGGCGCAGGTCAATCCATACAGCGCACGGGAACTTCCTTGGAAAAAACCGCTGAAAACTTGGTAAATAAGCTTGAATCTCCTTACCCAGAAGTAAGTGTGGAACCAAAAGAAGCCATTGTAAGAAGCATCCAAAATGAGGTCAATAAAAGATGGGAAACCAGCCGCAAAGGCTATGCTCAAATGGATCAAGAAGCGGATGGTTTGCAAGTTAACAGGACAAACTATCAACAAGAAGCTATTAACATTTTAAGAGAAGTTCATAAAGATCCAGATTTATTGGCTAACCTCGATAAGGGAATGCTCAATAAATTACAGCGCATTGCCAATGGTACTTTAAAAACCACAGATATTGCAGGAGAAATGACCGGAAAAGCTGCCCCTATTGGTGATTTGCTTTCTGGTACAAAAATGATGAAAGAAGCTGCAAAAGAACAGTCATTTGAAACAAGAGGAAGCTTTAATAATTCAAATATATTAAGAGGCTTGGAGCTTGAACAACAACGCACTTATGCCCGTGCAGGTGAGCTTAACCTTGCGGGCATTCAAGGACGACTAGCAAATGCGTTATCCAATGACATGGAACAGGCTGTAACCTTAAGTGGTAACCAAAAATTGGCTGATTTGTGGAAGAAAAACAATAAATACTATAAAGAAAATATAGTGCCATTGAGCGACCCATCAATCACAAAATTCACGAACATCAAACCTGGCGGCGAAAAGGTAATTGATGACGTGGTTTCGACATTCTTAAAAGCTAATCCAAAAAAAGACGCCTCTAATTCGTTAGCGCAATTGACAAATCTACTAGACGAAAAGGGAATGAGTGGATTGCGAGATGCCATATTTCAACAAGCCAGAAATTCCGAGGGTGTCATTGATGTGAATCAATTACTTAAAACTTACAATCAACTCGGAAAGAAACAACGAGAATTATTATTTAAGGATATGCCCGAGATTGATAAAGAATTTAAGCAATTAATGAAAATGAAAGAATTAAATCCCGAGGCGTTTTTAACTATGTTTAACCCCCCTACAGGTCAGAAGGCTTTGCCTATAAAAACATTAAGCACAATTGGGGGTGCGGGGCTTGCTATGGGAGGCCCAGGAGGAGTACCAATTGCATTCGCTTTGGCAAGTTTAGGAGGAAAAGGCTTAAACAAAATATTGACATCAGAAAAAATAAGGGAACAAGTAGTAAGGAAACTAATGAACCCAAATGCAGAACGTGGAGCAAAAGAAACGGGCGCACTAGAATTCCAGAATGCCATAAATCAGGCAATAACCTCAGAGCTTAACAAGGAACGTTAATCATGTCATTAAACCCTTTATATATCACAGCCCCAAGCCTACAAGAATACTTTGTCGATAAAGACACAGGAGAGCCTTTGGCCGGTGGCTATGTATATTTCTATCGTGATAATGATAGAGCTGTTCCAAAATCGGTTTATGAGCTGGAAGGCAATGCATCCAATTATACCTATGAAGCCCTCCCTAATCCTATTATTTTAAGCGCTGTAGGAACTATTCAAGACCAAAGCGGTTTTGATGTAATCCCATACTATTACCCTTATGACAATGAAGGCAATGAGGACTTGTACTATATCCAAGTATTCAATGCCAATGGTGTGCCTCAATTCACTCGCCAAGGCTGGCCTAATCCAAATAGTGGCTTAGAACCTACTGCCAATGACTTGATAAACTATATCCCGAATGGTCAATTCTTATCGCATACCAATCCCCCTGATAATGAATTGGTGGGTGGCACGAACCTCATTGCGCAAGGTGGATGGTCATTTGAATTGCCTGAAACGGTTCATTCAATTAATACACTCGAATTCGTCGTTCAGCAATTGCCCCCAGTCATTCCTCAGGCACCTCGCTATATTGCGAAAGTGACTTGCTCGATGTTTTCAGGGCTTGATACGATTAAATCCCTTCGCATCAAATGGAATGACGTTAATAAGTTTTCGACTCAAGCCTCAAATGTCTATACATTCGCATTCTGGGGTGAAAGCAATATTAATCTCAATGTTAATGTTGCAGTTGTCAAATATTTTGGTGCAACGGGAAGCGTTGTGCCTGTTGAAATTCAAGATAGCATTACATTAACACCTTCAGGGTTTTTCTATAATCTGACCGTTGACTTTGGAAATAATGAGGGTTATTCAGTCGATTTGGAAGACCAAACCGATTTCGTGGCAATTGACATTCAGCTTCCTGTTGATTTTGCTTTCGTGGCAGAATTCACGGATTTCGTGCTTGTCTATGGCGATACGATTGTTGAGAACTTCCCCGTCGAAACCAACGCTCTGATGATCAGCGGGGGTGTTTTTGGCTGGACAGATGTGCCAGATGGCATGGGTGGCGACTTATATCTGCCACCTATTTTGACGCCTTACGGTATGACCTGGGACACTGGAAGCGTCGGCGATATTGGTATGTCTGTGATGCCTATCCCAAGCCCAACAGGCTCCCCTGTCCTGACCAATAAAATGCCCTGTGATGGTGCAACCTATGTGACTGCTGATTACGCATCGAATGGTCGGCCATTTTCAGCATTGGCCAATTTTCTTTATCTCTCGCCTCCAGATTTGCCTTTGTATGGCACTGGGCCTAACTTCGTGAGCGCATTAATTCCATTTAGTGGCGTTGTTAATCCTACTGGCAATCCTGGCTTTAGGCTAGTCTATAATACCGCTGGAACTGCATCAACGATTGCTGCTGATGGTGGGCAAGCTACAGGTTTTAATTTTGGCCCAACCTATGTCTATAATGGCGCGAATAGTACGGCTGGATTTAACCTGTTTGCGAGCAACACGGCTGCCAACACTGTATGGGCTGTTGTGACCAATGGGGCAGTATTTGATGTGCCAACGGGGCCAGGAGACACTGGCTTTACGATGACAAACATAAGCGGTGCAACAAGTGCCCTGGCATTCCAAGATGCTGCTTATTCAATTGTGACGGTGCCCGCTTCTGCTTTCCCATCAACTGGGACGGGAGCTCACTTTGCCATAAAGCTTACAGGTGGCACGCAACAAAACTTCTGGTTCAACGTTGGATTTGGCAATACCCCGCCTACGGACACGGGCCAATTGAATCAAATCAATGTGAACGCTGCTTATAGTGCTCAAGATGTGGCCGATGCGGTGAGAGATGCTATCAATGGTTTTACATCGACAAGCATTGGGATCAGCGCGGTGCCCACGGTTGGAACAGGAGGCGCAGCGCCTTACTTTACCTTCACGGCGAATCCTGCATCGATTAATAACTTTTATGTTTATTACGTGATTGATGGGGTTGGTGTTGATCCAATGCTTGCGGGATATGTGGGTATTAAGGTTCAAATTACTTCATCTTATAGCCCAACTCAGATCAGAGACGCCTCACGTGCTGCTATTAATAGATACCAGTTTCAGTCACCTGATTTCAGAGGTATGTTTTTGCGCTGTTCAGATCCAAACAGCACCTGGGACACGGGAGCTGCAAATCGCTGGTCATATACATCTGAGATATCAGGAACAGATCCAGGAACGTATGAATATTCTCAATTCCTTAGCCATAATCATGTTGAGACGCCTCGGATCATCATTGCAGGGCCAACGCATTCAGGATTATCGAGTGGTAGTACTGTGGGTGAGGTGAGCCAAAGCACAGCCAATTCAGGGGGAGGAGAAACGCGCCCTGTTAATACAACCATTTTCCCCTATATACGTTATTAAGGAGACACGGAATGTCGACAATGCCAATACCATTTCTTATCACGCGGGATGTGCAAGGTTACCCATCTAGTGGTACGCAAACTGCTCATGCACCTTCTAAGTTTACGCAGACAGTGAAATTAACCGCTGATACCCCTCAGGATATAACAGTGCCATTAACCCCTAATTACAAGTTAGTTGCTTACTTTAGGTTCAGTGATGGGGACAATGTCTTTTTCTCGCCTCAATCAGCACCGACGTTAGGCTATCCAACGGGAACAGTGACTTTAGATATAAGTGAACTATTATTGAATGGTATGGGCCTCACCTTAACGGGTGGACAAGAGATCCAACTCTTAAGCCCATCAGCTGCATATGTCACGATTGTTTACTATGCGACTTACTATAGCTAAGGTGTTTTATGGGTCAATACTTCCCTGTTTCGATCTTAAATTTACCCGTAGGCACGGAGGTTTTGGCGACTGACGTCTATCCGGCAGTAGACGTCACGGATCATACCGAGAGTAACGTAGGTACATGTAAGCAATATAACATAGGCCAATTGATAGATGCGATCAGTGGTTTGGTTACTATTAATCAGACAACGACACCTGTCACGATGATGGTGAATACGACCTATGTTTGTTCAGCGGGTTCCGATATGATTAATTTCATACTTCCCGAAGTTATTCCGTTCGGAAGCTTCTTTCAGATTATCGGTAAGGATTCTGGCTTATTTCAAATAAGTCAGAATTCCGGTCAAACTATCAATTACGGAGAATACACTACCACGACAGGGATGTCAGGTAGTGTACTCTCCACCAAATCTAATGATTGTTTAAGAATGGTTTGCACGGTAGCAAATACAACTTTGACAATCACAAGCACCATAGGTGACATAACGGTTTCATAAGGATGTGAAATGTCGGTAACAAATAACGCCATTAATGCGCCCAAACCTTTTGCGGCATCTATAGGGGGAACAGGGACAGCAAGCCCAACGCAATATGCGGTTCCCTACGCAAATGGCGCTAGCCCTTACAGGTTCCAAACCTTATCCAATGGTCAACTTTTAATAGGTGCAACGGGTGGTGCGCCTCTTGCTGCTCATTTAACGCCAGGCTCAAACATCACTATAACAAATACTGCTAATGGTATTAGGATTGATTCTACTGCAACGCCTGGGCTTACCTGGGTAGATCAGACCACTTCATCGGTCACCATCACCCCAGATTATGGCTATTTAATCGATAACGGCGCTGATTTGGTGACATTAACCCTTCCCGCTTCTGCTCCATTCGGCTCGGTTTTCCAAATTAATGGCTATAGCGCTGGGGGATGGAAAGTCGTTCAGGGCACAAACCAACAAATCATTTTCGGCATACAGTCAACGACAGTGACATCAGGGTATGTTCAAAGCAGCAATGCTACAGATTCTATTCAATGCGTATGCATTGTTGAAGATTTAATTTTCCAAATTGTTTCATGTCAAGGCACGATAAACGGGGCATAATATGTGGGCAAATAACCAAGTCAATACGTCATTATCAGGCCAAACAGGCACCGGCAAATTCGTTGGAAATACTTCCCCTGAAATCGTGACAGCCATTGAAGATGCAAACGGAAATGTTATTCTGGGCTTAGATCCACAAGCCTCGGCTGTAAATTACTTAGACCTACTTAATGCTCCAACGATGGGCAATGTGGGCTTGGTTGCAGCAGGCTCAGATACAAACATTGGTGCTTATTTGGGAGCAAAAGGCACCGGCAATGTTTTCCTACAAGATGGAAATGGAAATTCCGTTCTAGTTACTGATCCAGGTGCAGTAAGCGCTGCCAATTATATTGCTGTTGGAAATGCTGCATCTGGAAGTTCTCCTTATTTTGCTGCTCGTGGTGTTGATTCAGATATTAGCTTAAGCTTTTTTGGAGCTGGGCTTGCAAATTTGGTATTTGGCTCAAATAACAATGCTTCTTTGGTCGTAGCTGGCGCAAATATTTCACAGGCTAATTTCTTGGTGGTTGGTGGTGGGCCTACGGGCTATCCCGCAACGATTGCATCAGGTGGAACTGATACTAATATCAACGTGACAATCAATGCAACCGGAACAGGTGGCGTTCAATCTCAAGGCTCAACAGGCGGAAGCTATGTTCCTGGTGGATATATCGGCGAAATTATTTCAAGCACTATCCTTTCAGGAAGTGCTGTTTCGTGTGGCGCAACAGGTGTTGCAACAGACATGACCTCTATCGAATTAACGGCAGGCAACTGGACAATTGAAGGCAATGTTTATTTTGATATCAGCACTGTGAGCGGTAATTCAATTGGCTCATGCTGGATAAGCACCACATCCGCAACAGCTCCTGACAATGCTTATGTCACCACGGCGTATGGCGTCGGAGGATATAACAATATCGGTAATGGCGCTGCTACAACATTTTTATCAATTACGACAACGACACGAGTTTACATATCTGGTGCTTGCACATACGCCTCTGGTTCGCCAACGATGTGCGGTGGAATTTACGCGACACGACTACCATAGGGAAATGAATCATGGCAAGTACATTAAAAGTTTTAGGAGTCGGCCTAACTGGCGTCGAACCACAATTGTTTTTTTTAAACACTGACCAAATCTTATCTGTTGTTACTTCGGCTGGTTATATCCAAGCAGTCGCAGCACAAGAAGGGTTAGGCTTAGGCACTAAATTTTTAGTACTTGCAAGCTATAACAATGGCTCTGGTGGCTCTGCCAATGATGTTTTTGTCCCAAGCTTCTCTGGTAGCGTTATAACGCTTGTCCCTGTTGCTGCAATTGGCGGCATTACAGGAGGGGAAAGCCTTGGTGGAACAGATGCGATTTATGCTGGTATAGATGGAACAAATTTGACATTTAAAGGACTGACCGCTGGAAGCAATGTAACGTTAACGCCAAGCGGTACTGATATCACAATTGCTGCATCTGCTGGTATTACAGGAGGAAGCAATCTTGGTGGAGATATTGGACTCTACGAAGGAGTAAGTGGAAGTAATTTAACATTCTTGGGATTAACAGCAGGAACAAACATCACTTTAACGCCAAGCGGAACTGATGTGACCATCGATGCATCAGGTGGAAGTTATACGCCCCATGCTTATAAAAACGTATATTGGGTTGCGACAAATGGCTCAGATTCAAATCTTGGTACAAGTATTGAGACGCCTTGGTTAACATTGCCCCATGCTTATTCGATTGCAAGAATAACGGGGGGCGTAATTAACTTAATGGGTCAATTTTCAGATGCTTCAACGATTAGTTTTAATGGGGAGGCTGTAACGATCATAGGCCCTGCTGCATCCTTAACTGGTTCGTACACTGGTTATGTCGCTTATATGCAAATTGGAGCATTAAGCAATTGGACAGACCAAGGAAGTGGAGAGATTATAGCTGGATCAGCAACGAACTGTAACTTTAGCAATAATGTAGACCAAACAACTTATGTTAGCATTCAAAGAGGTGGAGGAACAATTACGATTGGAGGAGCAGCTACTTTCATCTCGCTTTACATTGGTACATTATATGATCAGACCCATAGTCCTGGCACACTTGCCCTAACAACAGGTGCGACCATTTACTTAAATACTGATATTCAATATCCTACCGGAATCACCAATGATGGATCAGCTTATTTAAATGATATTTTGGGTGCAACTATTCCAAAAGCTGTGGCTTCATCTCATGTGTATCAGCAAAGCAACTGGATTGATGAGCTGAATGGCAATGATTCGGCTTTAGGAACATCAATTGAAACACCATTATTGACTTATCAGACTTCTGTAACGAATGCATCTACGGTTGATACATTGATTTTCGGTGAAACCTTAAGCCCGTCAGCATCTGACATTACCACACTTGGTACTGGGCAAACTCTTTTCATTGATTCCCCTGGCGCAACTTTTGGAACAATCACGATTGGTACAAATGATAATCTCGATGCAAGAGCCTATCTCATTAACACTATCATAGCCGGTGGAAATGCACAAATTTTCAATGCATCTGAGATTTCCAATTATACCCATAATTTCGGAACCAGTTATGTGACATCCCTTAGAGGCTCAGCTGTTTCCGTTACAGGTGGTGTGTTTTTCTTAACCGCTCAAGATTCAATCGCTGCAACTTGTACAGGCGGTGTTTCTTACTTAAGCGGTTTAAACAACATGGCTATATCGGCATCAACCGATGCCTTTGTTTTTGTCATGAGTCCGTCTGCTGCAACGATTGGCCATGACGGCACCGCCGTTGTACAAGGATTTGCAGGCTCTACTATCTACGGCCCCGCAGCTCAAGATAACATCGGATTTATCACCGCAACCGTTGATACGCCTGTTGATTTTTCAACCCTTGGTGGCGGAGCTGAAGTCAATGTTATCAGAGCAGCATCAGCACTTGTCAATCCTCAGTATAAAGTCACAGGCATTTATCTCAATTTCGGTGGAACTAACTTCTCTGGTGGTGGCGATAGAGATTTAGCGCTCACTGATGGAACGACTCAATATACCGTGATACCTGCTGCAACTTTGCAAGCATTGGCGTCTGTCAATGCTGGATGGGGTAGTGTTTCAGTTCCATTTCCAGCAAGTGCAGGTATTAACACGCTGACTGTCGCATCAGCTAATCTTTATTGGCAATATGCCAATGGCACAACAGATTACACCGCTGGCAGTGTCACACTCACCGTGGAATATGCCCGCGTAGTTTAATTTTAATTCAAGGAGAAATGTAATGTCATCAACTTTAAAAAGGCAAGAAGTGGGCAACGTCGGTGATGCGCCTGGCCGTCTATTATTGAGCACGACAGCAACGCAAAGCGAGGTTGTTGAACCTGGTTTTATCAATGCTGTCGCTGCTGCATCCTCTGTCACGGTTAATCCTTCGGATATCGTATTTGCCTACATGTCCGATACGACAGCAATTTTTTATCCATCCTTTGGCTCAGGTGGCGTTATCACTTTGGTTGATATCACGACATCTGAGAATTCGGTAGGTTATAACCAACTTGCAAGCCCAATTGTGATGACAAACACTGTCGGCGTGAATGTTGAATACACCTCTAATACAGCAACCCCTGGCACAGTAAGATGCCTTAAAGGCCAAAATGCTTCGACTGAAACGACTATCACATCTGGTAATCTTGTCGGTGTGCGTGGCGAAGTGGACATGAAAGGCGCATCAGGTGGCTTTTTCTATGGCACTCAAGGCAAAGTAATTGCAACGGGTACGCTCTCTGGTTCTTCCTGGACTGCCCCCTTGTTTGGGCAATTAGATATCAGTGCTGCTACGGTCAATGGGGGTCAAACAGCACCTGTTTGGGCTGACTATGGCTCGGCTTCTGGCACTATCACTAGCGGTACGGGCATGAGAATGTTTGCGGGTACTAATACCACGGCAGCAACACTCAATTCAATGATATACCTCTATGGTAAATCAAATAATTTGCTTGAGCTTGATTTGAACGGCTCGACTTATGTTTCGTCAGGTGGCTCAGGTACTTTGAGCGGTACGATTGAAAAAATCGCTATTACCATCAATGGAACACAATATTACATCCCATGTGCAACTGTGATCAGCTAAACATGGTAAAATGACTTTGAACAGTCACTATATATACTTCCTAGTAGTTAAGGCCAGCCTAAAAAACTGGCCTTTTTTTTCACCCATAAAAAAAAGCCGCTATCCCCAGAGTAAAAAATAGCGGCTAACTTGCATGAGATTGACTTGATTAGTATAGTGTATTTCCCAGACTTTCTGTGAAGCCAGCAACCAAGATGGTAGCCGAGGAGCTTGAGTCAACCCAGTAATTAATCGAAGAATCACCGCTGGTATTAAGCCCCGTCAAAATATTGACGTTGGTTGCCAAAGGCTCGCTTGCGGTAGTGGTCACCAATTTCGTTGGGGTTGCAGATGCAGCCGTCAAGTTATATGGCTCAACATAAAGATAAGAGGCTGCTGCTGCGCCCGTTAAGCTTAAGTTAAGATTGACGCTTACAACCGATGGAGGCACTACGCCTACACCTGAATCATTCGTCAAATCGATGGCGGTTGCGGTTGTATCTGAACCACCTGAGATTGCCGTGACTGGATCTTGCAGCAAATAGGTGCGCTCGGTGCCTTGGCCGAATTGATCCCAAGCAATGATGTAACCTGTCGAATAGGCTACATATACCCAGCCAACTCGTCTAAACATATCCATGTTTGGTGGAAGGAAGTTATTGCCCGTTGCAACAACAAAAGCCGTCAATGGGCCGTTCGATGCTGCGCCTAGAACCGTTGCCGTACCC